TGATAGATATAAGTTTAAGCAGGTAATTGAAGCGATGATAGTAGCTATTTGAACAGCGTAAAACCTATGCTTTAAGCAGGTAGAAAAAACAGCGTATACCTGATAAAGCCCTGATAAGATAGCTATAATAATTAAGGGGATGTTTAAGACATCAAAATCCACGTATATCGTTGCAGGTAATAAAAATATATGGCAAATACCTATAAGTATTTCGCTAGGCTCTCCGTCAGAGTAAATTAATATTTGTTTAAACCTCTTCATTAACTTACCACTTTACTTTGTCTGCCCAATAAGCAGCAGACATCTTTCCTTTAGCAATGTTTTTAGCGTGCCTAGCTTTAAACGACTTTCTTTTGGCTTTCATTTTATCCGACTCTCCTTTTTTTGGTTTACCTGCTGTGCTAGCACCTTGTTCGCCAAAACGAATAGTCTTTACTTTATCACCCTCTTTAGCTACAACAACGTGAGACTTTTTAGGATGATTAGGAGTTCTCTTTGGCTTGTTATAACCTGAAACTCCTGCTCTTTCTAATCTAGAATCTTTTTTATTAGCCATATTATGATGGGGAATAATTAGTTGAACGTTTGCTATAAGATATACCCCAAGACAGTCTAAGGTAATCAATACCTCCTGTCCAAGAGGTTGCTCTTACAAAGAAAAATATCTTTTTACCTGCAGGTATTTTAGAACCTGATACTGCTGAAATAGAAAAATCGTAACCTGTGCTAGTTATAGCGCAATTTACGGTGTCTTTTCCTATAAAAGTAGCGTTCTGTAAAAGCACGTCAGAGCCGTTATCTTGGTCTGCATAAAACGCTATTAAGTCTACATTACCCGTTTGGTTAGTATTCATAATAGTTCCTGATATTTTAGTGTCAAAAATCTCAAAAGGAACGTGTACCCCTAAATGAGCATTACTTCCTGGAATGCTAGGCGCAGAAATAGCGCTAAGATTGGTAGAAACGAATGTACTCCAAGAAAAATAATTCCAACCATAACTAACACTACCGTAATACCATCTATCAGACCCTCCTGCTCCAATTCTAAAAGCACTTGAAGCTAAAGAACCGAAAGTTTTGTCGTCTTTTACTATTTCTACAGATTTTACTAAAGTATGTAGAAAAGCTCGAATATTCTCTAATTTAACACCGCCTTTTACGTTAGTCTTAAATTTATCTTCAATAAAATGCAGTAAGTTATCTCTATCGAATTGGTCAGTACCTTTTACAGCAGCAGAGTCATTACTTCGACTTTGAGTTGAAAACTTACTTTTGTAATCCGATGCTTGGTCAGTGTAATTAGGTGTAGCCATAGTTATTTATTAATCGTAATACCCCTTTCTAATTCTTCTTTGTTTTGAGTAGTATCTAGTGCTCTTGTTTCCGTAAGCTAATATACCACCCAATCTAGTTACATTGTCTCCGTTTAAATGAACCTCATTTTCGCTACTTTCATATTCAGAGTAAACACCAACATTATCATCGTCATCTAACCACTCCATCATGTCCTTTCTAAGTATTTCAGCCTTTCTAAAAGTATCTTCTTTTAATACAGATAACTCAAAAGCATCTACAGGGTCACTAAAATCATCATCATTAGTTACAACTCCTGAAGATGTGGTATTATATTGCATGTCGTTTAAAACTTCATACTTAACGTAAAAAGCTAAACAAGGGATTATGTAATTCTCTAGCAATGTAGTTTCGTTGGCACTTAAACTGCTAGCATCATGCTTCTTTCTTAACTCTCCCCAAAAAAAATCTCCTAAGTGGGGTTTTAAATGAGTTAATTCTGTTATGAGTATTATATTATCATCTATTATATTGGTGTCCATATTAGCGTTGCTCATAGCCTTAGAAACGACTTCAGCAGCAGTAATTAAGTTTTTATATTGTCTGTAATCAGTTTTTGCCATCTTGACTAGGGTTTACGTTTGATAAATAAACATCTTCTAAATCAGGTCTCTCCTCTAATCCTATTAAAGCTCTAAGCTCATTAACATCAGCTATTTGCTTTATATCAATATCAGCAGCAAAACCTATTGGAGACTCAAATTGAACCTCTAAAGATGAAGCGTCTAAAGAAAGAGTTTTACCTATGGCATCTCTCATTGGTTTAAATACTTGCTCTATAGTATCTTGAATAACAGTTCTCATAACTAAGTCGTAAGATATTCTAATCTCACTACCTGTGTTATTCATCTTACCACTAGAAACAATACCTGAAAGAGCAGGTTGCCATCTGTGGGCTGTAACAATATTATTTCTAGTAAGTTCCTGATACTCCATAAAACTACCGTCTTTATCATCTTTCAAGATTTGAACATTAGCACCTCCGCCTCCTGCGCCATCTTTTACAAGGAATAATATTTTACCGTTATTTCCCTCTCCTGTAAGCTTGTCTTGAGCTAAAGATATTAACTCTTCAGCTTCATCATCACTCATAGAGCCCTCTATCTCTACAATAGCAGAAGGCATAAATCCATTTTCAAATTTAGAGCGATTATATTTTTGTATTAAGTAGTCTATTTCTATAGAGCCACTTTCTGCGGCAGCTATGTAATCAGGAATACCATATCTTTGAAATCCACTTTCATAATCCCTAAACATCAATACAGACCTTCCGTTTTTAAAATTAGGAAACATAGGTATCTTTCTAACCTCTTTGTCTTTTAAATCGTAGTGAGTCCAATCAGGATTAATAAAAACTGAATCCATATTTCTACCTACACGAACCATAGTTGAGTCAATGTGATACATATTGCATCCACCCTCGTATTCAACAAATTCTATGTAGGAGTTTCCGAACGAGTAAAAATCATCTACAACTAATCTAAATAGATTTCTTAAAGACTGCCCACTAGGGTTTACCTCCTTAATGTAGTCTTGTAGTTTTTCATTTATAGTAGTTATTTTGCTACCTGCTGTGTAAGTTGCTTTTTGAGATAGTATAGCTCTGTGAGTACTAGATTTTCTTTTTAACTCAGCAAGATATTGAGGAAATAAGTTATCCTCTCCAAATCTATAGTATTCTTTAGAGGTAATATTATGTTGCCTTTCTTTTATGTCAGGCATAGGGGATAAGTTAACTATATCAAATTTAACTCTACCTGATGCTTTTTTACTAATAGCGCTAGTAGTAGAGCTAGCGATAAACCTACCCTTTGAGTCTCTTTTTCTTTCAGCCACAACTTATAAGTATAATGAGTTTACAAATATAAAAAAAATAAAGGGCTACTCCCTCAGTTTCACCCGATATTAATATATTAAGATGCAGATACTTGTCTAGGAAGCTCTCCTTGAACTGCAGTAAGTTTTACTGTAACTCCAACATCGTCTGCCATTGCAGAGCCTGATGTAGCCTCTATAGACTCTAAGAATAATGCAAACTTAGAAGTTATGTGAGAAGAACTACTAACAGTGGTTTTATCTCCTAAAATGTTATCCCAACCTAAAAGTAATTCTACCTTTGACCCACTAGCTTTTACATTTAATGTTGCAATACCCATAAGCCCTTTTCCAACTAACTCTTGTAAAGCTCCAAATTCAGTTGCGCTTAAATTAGGGATAAACCCTTCTACTGAGCAAGTGTGTAAAGCTAATCCATTCTCTTGAGCTGTAGATACAGTAAGCGTAGACTGCTCAGGAGCAAATCTATATGTTGCAGGGACAGGAGATGTTGGTAATTCTGATGTAGTAATAACTATATCGTGAGTGCCATCTATAGCAGCTCCAAGCTCACAAGAGTTTGCTCCCGTTACACCTGAATATACTTGCTCCCATAGTTTTAATTCTAAAACACCACCAACTAAACCTCTTTTAGAAGTTAGTGATGTATGAAATGCTGTGTTATTTAAACTTGTTAATGCCATTTTTTTCTTTTTAAATATTATGTCTAACTAAATACGCCAGGAGCTTCAGCTTGCATACAAGTAAAGGTCAAGGTTACTCCGTTTTCATCAGCTAATGATGAACCTGTATTTGCCACAGCAGATGTTAACTCCATAGGAAATCTAGTCTTTGAATTGCTTTCAGACGAAGTTTCATCCCAACCTACTAAATACGATGCTCCATCCCAAGTATAAACTCTAGCAATTAAAGGCGTGTTAACCATTGATTGAAGCTCTACTAATCTTTCTTTAGTTACATCAGGAACATAACCTTCAATAACAATTTCAAAAGTAGTTAAACCTTTTCCAAAATCATTAGAAGCTGTAACCTGCATATTTGCAGTTTCTTTTTTAAACTCTACAGTTTTTATAGAGCTTCCTATAACTCCTGAAGCACTCCCTGCTGCGGTAGTAGCTAAAGAGCTTTGTCCTCCTTCAGCGTAAGAAGCTATTTCCATTTTTTTGACACCGCCTTTTGCAAAGTGGTCGTTACCACTAACGGCTAGTCCTACTAATGCCATATTTTTTCTTTTTTTATATAGTTAAAAAAAAGGGGAAGGGTAGAAACCCAACCCCTTCTTATATTAATTATTGCACTATACTATTTGTGAAGCGCAGTTACAGCTAATTTAGAATCCATTAACTGAGTACCACAAGCATATCCAAATCGCATTCTGTAAGCTTTTTGGTCTAAAGAATACCAATTCTCAACTGAAGCACCTTGAAAGTCAGAACCTACAGCTATTGCTCCGTCAGCAATAAGAGCTATACGACCTGTAGAGTCAGCAGCAGAAGCATCAACAATTAAAGAGTGGTCGTTAGCAATGTGAGAATCCCAATCTCTACGAACTACCATAGGAATACCTGCAAAGCTTAAATTAGCAGGAGTACCATCTTGTAAGTAGATGAAAGACTCAGAAATATTTTGAGAGCGTAAATGCTTCATGTAAGCGTTAGCAATAACTCCTGAAACATACATTGTTTTAGGAAGCTCTGTCAACTCAGGAGTTGCAGCATCTACAACAGCTTCAAGGATTGAAATAACTTCAGGTCCTGTGTAAACACCTGAACCAGCCAACGTACAACCTGCAGAAGGCGAGTCACCACTAACACCGATAGTTAATTTTTGACCTGCAGCTAAACCGTCTTTAAGAACCTCAAAGATTCCGTCGTAAACATCGTAATCTGCGTTACGACCTGTTCCGTCAGCATCACTTCCTGCAGCAGAAGAATTTAAGTTTGCAAACCATAATTGTCTGTGGAAGTCACGCTTAACAGCTTGCATCATAACGTTAGCCATGATTTCTTTAATCACAGTTCCGTCAATATTGTCTTTAGCAGTACCTAGTTTTAAAGCTTGAGCTTTTACTGTAGCAAAAAATACATTTGCTCTTTGCTCCATTTCAGCTTCAAGGTTTCCAACTACTAAAGTTTTTTGAGTGTAAGAAGACGTTTCAGCGTCAGCAGAGAAAGCAACACCTGCGTTTGCATTTGTGATGTATTCAGCAGACTGAAAGTGGTCTAATTTCATACTTGATTTTACGTCAGGGTAAATCGTAAACTTACTCAAGTATGAGTCATCTCCTAAAAATAAAGGAGATAGGAAGTATTTTTGCACCTCTTCTTGGTGATACCCCGAAATTGATGTACTAATAGCGTTAGCCATAATTCTGTTTTTTTAATTTATTATTACTTGTTAAAAATTTGATTTGCTAATGAATCCCAAGCGTCAGGTTTTTTAGCACCTTGTTCAACAACTTTAGGTTCGTTTTCAGCTAGCGTAACTGAGGGCGTAGCCTCTAATTTTGAAATACGCTGTGCCATAGTTTCAAACTGAGTCTTAAATTCTTCTTTAGACTCGTTAGCTTTTTCTTTTTCAGCACTAAGTTTTTGAGATAAAGAATCTCTTTCTTCGGTTAAAGCATTAATTTTTGCTTCTAACTCGCTAGCATTTACTTGAGGCTGTTCTTCTTTAGCTTCTGTTTGAACTTGCTCTTGTTGAGCTTCAGCTTCAGCTTTACCTACAATTAGGTTTTTGATTTCTGTAAACCAATTTTTCATAGTAGCTTCATCCATTTGTTTCTCTGTTTTTATATGTTCGTTTCCGAACGTGGTTAATATCTCTTCTGCAGTTTTATTTTCAAAGCCTGTAATGTCGTATTTAGCTACAATCTCTACCTTGCCTGATATAGAGTCAACAAACCCCATTTCTTTAGCTTCATCAGCGCTTAACCAAGTTTCTGAATCTAGCATATAAGAAATCTTATCTTCATCTAAGCCTGTTCTTTTAGAGTAGACTTTAAGCATTGTAGCCTCAACTTTCTCTAACGCATTTATTTGCTTACGCATTTGAGACTTATTTCCAAATACATTACTCATTGGAGAGTGTATCATAAACAAGCTGTTAGAAGTCATTTCTATAGTGTCAGCAGCTAAAGCTATAACTGTAGCCATTGATGCCGCCAAACCTTCTATTTTAGCCGTTACCTTTCCTGTATAATTCTTTAGTGAGGTGTATATAGCTTGACCTTCAAAAACATCCCCTCCTGTACTATTAATATGAAGGGTAATATCTTTACCTCCTAAATCTTTTAAATCTTGTAAAAAGCTTTTAGCGGTAATACCGTGAACGCCAATCTCATCATATATAAATATATCTGTAGATTTTCCTTTCTTTGCCTCTATAGAATTAATAGAGTACCACGACTTATTTTGATGTATATTTTCCATACTACTTGCAAATATAGTAATTAATTAATTTTTAGTGTTGACATCGACTGTCACTTTGTTTTCATGTAATCATAAACAACTCTTTGAGCTTGCCTAACTGAAATATCGTAATTTTCGGATATATCTAAAAATATATACTTTATTAACTCAGCATTGTTTTCTTTTAAGCAATCATCAAAATACTTTCTTATAAGGTAGTTTCTTATAGAAGTTTTATTTATTACACCTTCTTCAAATAAGATTTCTATAACCCCATTTGTTTCTACTCCGTAAAGCTCCTCGATAGCTTTAGATAGTTCTTTTATCATATTAGAATTTTGCATTTCTTTCAATCATTTTAACTCTGTTTTGTGTTTTGTTTAAAGTTTCTACAGGTAGAACAACATTTGTGTTGCTAGCTATTACACTACCTAAAGCTTCGTAATCTATTAGATTACCTCCTCCAATATTAGGGCTTGCAAATGAAGTTCCTCCCCCTGCTTGATTCATAGCGCTTAAAGCAGCTCCAAACATAGCTGTACTCCTTTTGTTTATAACAGCCTCTCCACCTTCAAGTTCCACAACTCTTCCTCCAACAGCAAACCTCTCTCCACCCATAGCGTGTGAATTACCCATAACTAAACCACCTTTAGCGAATTGTTGAGCGTTTATAGACGCTATAGTTCCTTGATGTCTAGCAAGGGCTATTCCAGCTAATGCAGCATACTGACCCAAACCTGTAATACCAAACGTAGCTGCGTTGGCAGGGTTTGCTGCGGCTTGAACTGCTATATTCGCTAACTCTTGTTGCAAGCTTATATTAGCTAATTTTATTTCGTGTTTTTTTCTTGTTTCAAAAGCCTCTTTCTCTAACTTCTTTTCTTCGGCTTTTTGTTCTCTTTGATTTATTAAGCCATCACTAGCTTCTTGGTCTAACATAGCTTTTCTTCTATCCATTCTTCTTTCGAAGTTTTCAAGCTCAACTTCAGCCATTTTCTCTCTATGGTCAAATAATGCGTCTAGACTTTTCTTAGTGAGGTCTGTAATTATTTTTCTCTTTCTCTCCTCTTCATCTTCTTCAAGCTTTAAAAGTTGTATTTTAGCGTTAGTTAACTTTTCCTCTATTTGCTGTTTAGTTTGTCCGCTAGCTCTAAACCCAAGCTCAGAAGCTTCAGTTAACTCTAAGAGTTCTTCGAAGTATTTTATATCTGTTTTAAGCAAATCTCTAGTTAAGTCCCTGTTAGTCATTGTTCTGTGCTCTGCTTCAGAAAGAGTTATATCTCTTTTTCTCCTAGCTAAGTTTGTGTACATTCTAATTTCTAACTCGTCAAACTCTTGATTGTCTTGTCTTTCTATAGTTTGTTGAAGCTTTTTTTGCTTTAAAACCTCTTTAGCTATAGCAACCTCTAATCTAGAGAACTCCATTTCGTCTTCTATCCCTAATTGTAGAAACTTTCTTTTAGTAGCTCTAAGACTCTTTAATCTAGTTACACTAGCAGCCATTTGTGTCGTGTTTGCGTAGTCTCCTCGCTCAAAAGCTTTGTCTTCTATCTCAGCTATATCCAACTGTAATTGAAGTCTATTATCTCGCTCTATCTTTTGATAAGCCATTTGATTTAAGCTTTTCTGCTTTTCTCTTTCCGCATCCTCTTTCGCTTGTTTATCTTTTGCTTTTTTATCTCTATCAAGTAAAGTATCTAGCTCGTCTTGATATATACCTAAATTAGTAAGAACTTTCAGTTGCCCAAAACTTAATTCATCGGCACTAATACCTGACAATCTAAATTCGGTTTGAGCAGCTTCTAAAAGAGAAAACATCTCCTGAAATTTTTTAGGAACTTCATCTAAACTTTCAATCCCTACAGGATTAAAGTTCATAAATTCAAATTTCTCTTGTTGCGATAACTCACTAAAAACTTTTGTGTAAGGCTCAAAGATTCTTCTTACATTAGAAGCGTCAGTTCCATCGAAAACATCTTTAAGAGCGTCAGCAAGAGATGTTAACTGACCTATTACGTTTTTGTAAAAATTAGTATCTCCAAAAGCAACTTTAAAGCCCTCCCAAGATGTAGACAGCCTACTTAAACGCATTTCGGTTGAGTCTAATAAATCATTTTTAGCCTTTTGAACATTAGCAAAAGACTCTGTAGTATCTTCAAGGCGCGCTAATATATCGTGGTATTCGTCAGCGTTATCACCTGCAATAGAAAATATAGCGGTAAGACCACGAACATTACCAAACATTTGCTCTATAGCTGCAGGGCTATCTTTAAACGCTACATTAAGCCTACGCATTGCCTCAGTAAACCCAACAGCTTTTAACTGAGCAGAACCAATAGGTATTCCGTATTTAATAAATAAGTCTCTAGACTCTGCTGCAGGTTTTTGCATCTGAGATATTGCAGCACGAAGAGCTGTAACAGATTTAGCAGCATCAAGACCCGTACGAGTTGTAACTGAGATAGTAGCTCCTAATTCTTTTAAAGACACGCCTGATGCTGCAGCAAAAGGTACAACGACACCAATAGCTTTAGACAACTCTTCTACTGTAGTTACCCCAAACTTTTGAGTATTAAATAATGTAGATGCAACATCTGCGGCTGATTCAGTTTCTAATCCATAAGCATTTATAGCTGTAGTTAATCCTAATGTTGCAGACTTTAAATCTGTAGCACCAGCAACAGCTAAAACAGAAGCTTCGTTAAGAAACCCTAAAGCCTCTCCTGCTTCTACACCTGCCGACACAGAATCGAACATAGCTTTAGTTACATCGTTTAAAGCGAACCCATAGTCTTTTGATAATTTTATTCCTCCTTGAAATAATTGACCTGAAAAAAGACCTGTTTCTCTTTCGCCTAAAAGTGTAGTTACATTTATTATTCCTTTTTCAAATTTAGCGAAAGCTTTTACGCTTTCCGTAATAAACCTTATAAGCCTAGACATTACAGCTATAACTGCTGTTATTGCTGCGGCAGCTTTAGCGAAGTTTTTTACACCTGAAAGAAGTCCTTTATTTAGAGAGCCTTTAGCTTTTGAAGCCTTACTCGTTTCTTTAGCGTGCTTTGAAATCTTTTTAGTGCTATCTTCTAAAGCTTTGCTTTGTAATTTTATAGAATTTTTTAAATCATCTACAGTTTTTCTAAGCTTTTTATTTTGTTGAGTAGCAGAACCACTAGCCCCTTTTTGGTCTTTTATTTTCTTATTAAAGTCTGCAAGCTTTTTATTAGCTTGAGTTAACTTTATTTGAAGTTTAGAAAGCTCATTAGTGCCTTCTATACCAAATTTAATTACATATTCGTCTTGTGACTTTGCCATTTCTTATAGTATTTCGTGGTTAGTTCCTGTTCTAGTAACTAGCAACAATTCAACTTCTGTAGGCTCTCCTGAGAAGTTAAAATCTTTTACTTTATTTATTATGTATAATTCGTTATCTATTTTAACAAGCTGTCTAAAGTTTAGACTTCTCATATCTTCTGATGTTAAGTATATTTCAGCAGTAACAATCTTATCCCTCATCATAAGCATATCAATAAGCTTTTGATGATACTCATTAAATAGCGCACCTGCAGAACCCGAAGAGCCTTTTATATCTGAAAATATTGCACTAGGAGTATTAGGCTCAAAAGGAAAATAAGAACCCACTTCTAGGTAAACAGGATGAGTTCTCTCGTTATATCTAAACAACCCATTACCTGCGCCACTAGAATAAATAGAAGAGCTGTCAGATTCATAAGAAAAACTCTCCTCTAAAGAGTAATGCAAACAAGGGGTTTCGTTGCTAATATTGTCAGTAAAATATAGAGTAGAGTTTATATAATTAAGTGATTCATCTGTATACTTAGTGCCTTTTAACACACAAAGTTTATACTCGTGAGAGTTGTTTGCGTCAGGTTTTTGTTCAGGCAACACAGGTTCTAACGTAGAATTAGGCTCACTCCATATTCTAGGAATCCAAATAGTTTTTGTTTTTAAGTTTTCCGTTTGAGCAGCAACAGAACCCATTAAAGGATTTCCTGAGTTTGTTCTAGTTATAAATTTAGCATCACCCATTTGTAAAGCTGAAAAAATACCTAAAGAAACTCCTTTGGCTTCAGACGATAAAGAAGCGGTATTAGATAACCCATTTAAAGATAAGTAAATCTTCTTATCACCAAAACCTATAGATGAGTCACCTTGAGAGCTTTCCGTTACTAAGTAGTCTGAAGAGTCTTCTTTCATTGCGTAAACTAAATCGGTGTTAATAATTTCATTATTAGACACTTTAGTTATCAAGGCTTTTTCTGTAAAATCTTTGAATGGAAAAGTTGAACCTTCAAAATCGTAAAATTGACTAAAAGGTTCTACGATAACTTCTTGAGTTAGGTTATTTGTAGCCCAATTTAAGTTAAATATTTTTGTTAATTCAGATATAAAGTCTATAGCTTTTACATCAGGAAGAACCTCTAAAAAACTAACTTTAGGTCTAGCTGGCTCGTTATATACAGCGAAATATCTACCCTCCATAGGGGCTACGTTTTTGCAAACTTTAAAATTCAAGTCTAATTCATTTACTTGAAAGCCACAATTAAAGGAAGCTTCTTCATAGGTTAAACTAGCACCCAAACCTCTAGTACCCATTAATACAACGATGTTGTATTTTTTTCCAACTTCTAAATATTGATTTCTACTTAAAGAAACTCTAGTGTTTTCGTAGTCTGTTCTTAAAAGCTCTACCGAAGTTTCATCAAACAAATCAAAAGCATTAAAAGCAAGACCATGTTCCTTATATAGGTTATCGTTAGCAAACTCTGAATCAACTAAGATTACAGTAATAAAAGTCTCAAACCCCTGCTCTCCATTAAAAGGTTCATAAGCGTGAAAAGAAAACTCTCCTGTTCCTGCAGCGCTAGTCAATGTAAAGTTTATAGCTATATCTAAATTGTAGTAATCAGAAGAAGGAACTTCTATAACTGATTTAGCTTGACCTAAATTGTTTCCTTTCAGTTTGTACTTGTTAGAAGCAGGAGACGAGCTACTTATAAATTCAACCCCACCTAAAACTTCTGTTGAACCAATGTTTTCAGTAGAATGAAGCCCACCTTCATCTTGGTTAACAACATTGCAATTTATAAAAGCCCAATCTAAATGATAAGCCCTATTTG